CATTTGATACAAATAAATCATATAATTAATATTAAATATTAAATATACTTTTTAATTATTTTTTTTAACATAAAAACCCGGTAAAGTAGGGATCTATAAAATGCTTTCTCATTTATGTAAAAATATTAAAAGTCGCCATTATCCTACATTACAATGTCCAAATAAAGCATCAAATGGGGATTATTGTTCAAAACATTCAAAGAATCCAACTCCTTTCATATATTCTATTAAATTAAAAACTTCAGCCATATGTATTCAAAAATGCTGGAGATCATATTATAAAAAAAATAATTTTAAAAGACAAGGTCCAGCAAAAAATGATTATTCTTTAGCAAATAATAATTGTGAGTTGTATAGTTTGGAGCCAATAGAAACTATACCGAAGGTTTATTTTTTTAGTTTTTATGATTCCAATAAAAATATTTGGGTATTTGATATTCGTACTCTTTCATATTTACTTTCAAAATCAAAACAAATAAAAAATCCATATACAACTGAAATTCTTTCTCAAGAAATTATTTCTAAAATTAAAAAACGTTTATCATTTTTAAAAGAAAAAAAATATACAACAATGTATATTGATAATACTAATTTTACTAGCGAACAAATATGGAATCAAAATGTATTAGATATTTTTACTAAAATGGAAGAATTAGGATATATAGTAAATAGTGATTGGTATCATGAATTAGATAAAGAAGATCATATAGAATTATATAAAAAATTATATGATATTTGGAATTATCGTCTTCAACTTACAAATATTCAAAAGAATTTAATTGTGCCAGGGTGTAATGGAAAGAAAAATGCTTTATTTAAATTATATCCATCCGATATTATTGAAAAAGATGAAAAATGGTTACGAAAAAATAATTTATTAATTCTTCAAAGATTAGTATCTTCAACAAATGATAAAACACAATCTTCTCTAGGAGTAATGTATTCTCTTATGGGATTATGTAGTGTAAATGATGATGTAGCAACAGCATATCCATGGATTTATGCTTCATTATCCTGATGGGTTATAATAAATATTAGTAGATGCTGCGCATGGCGGGCCAGGTGGGAAATATTTATTAAATCCTGGAACATAGCAAGTAACAGGAGTTGATAAATCTTTTTGAATGAAAGGAAATTGTAGAGGATTTATAGTAGGTGTTGGTAGAATTATATAAGGATTTGTAGAAGGGTCATCATCAGAACATATAGCACAACCTTGTGCTTTTTGAAGTATAGCTGAATAATCTTTCTGTGTCCCTACACCAGTAAAAACTGCATTTGTAGAACGACTGTGAGCATATTCATACGGGGGGACAATCTGATTTGTGTGTTGATCTATCACATTTGGAACAATCTGAGGAGCAACAACACTTGTTGCTTTTGCTTGACGAATTAGAGTAAGTTCAGAACTATCTCTTACTTTATTTCTTGAAACATATTTATTATTGGCTTCCATTATATATCTAATTCTTTCTGATTGTGAGAGTGCCATTATATCTAATTAATTAATTTTTTTTTGGAAAAATTTTTTTGGAAAAAATTTCAAAAAATTGATTCATGTTTTACCCGTAATTATGTAGTTCAAAAATGTCTTCCGCTATTGTATTCCCTAAGGATTTCAAGACTTCCAATGTCACGATCTCTCCTATTAAGGTTATGGATTCTGGTGCCAAACAAGCGTATCTTAACTATGATGGGCGATCACTAATGATGCAAGTAAGTGCTCTAAATGTTCCTTATGGCATGAGTGTATTTGATAAGGCGGGTCCAGTAAAGTATTCAGTAGATCTATCTCTAAAAGGATATGATGATTCTACTAGCAAGGTGTATCAGATTTATAATACATTCAATACTCTAGATGAGTATATGATTGATCTAGGTGTAAAGTTCTCTAAGCAGTGGTTTAAGTCAGATCTAAATCGTGAGATTGTCAAGGCATTTTATACGCCAACTGTTCGTTTCTCAAAGGATGCTGAAGGTAATGTAAAGCCATATCCTCCTACGCTAAAGATCCAACTCAAGCAACGTGATGGCAAGTTTGAGACGGCAGTGTATGATGAGAAGAAGCGTCCTCTAACAGATATTCCTCTAGAGGATATTCTAGTAAAGAGTGCTACGATTTCATCACTTATCCAGTGCACGGGTGTATGGTTTGCGGGAAGCAAGTTTGGTCTCTCATGGAAGGCTATTCAGATCAAAGCGGATCATCTACCAGAATCTATTCGTGGCTTTGCTTTCCGTGATGAGGAATCAAGTTCTACCACACTAGAGCCAGCAGTAGTACCAACCGTCGCACCAACAGTAAAAGCATCATCAAATACTTTCCAAGCTATTGCGGATGAAGATGATGATGAAATCAATGATGAGGCGGTAATGTCAGCGTCTGTATCAGTAAAGGCTCCAGTTGTTGTCCCTCCTACAATGGATGATGATGAGGCGGATATCATTGAGCCAGTAGCAGTTCCTAAGAAGACTACTACAGTAAAAAAGGTGGTAAAAGCAATTGCTTCTAAGAAGTAAATTGTTAAAAATAATTAAAATTAATAATAACAAAATAAAAACAAAATAAAAATATTTTTTTATGATGCTCCATTGGGATCTGTAGGAGGGAAAGTATAGATATTATTAATTCCACATGATGCACAAAGTGATGGTCCATCACGACGTTCTGTAACTACTTGACCACTTTGAACGGATGTTTGTTCATGGCGAATAGTTAAACCAGCATTTTGATCTTGTTTATTTTGATTATAAAATGCTTTTAATGTTCCAGATTGTCTTAATTGTGTAATATATGATGAATCACGATTGGCGACTGACATTCTATTTATAATATTTTTTTTTATATAGGTAAAACTGGATTTAGAGGAGTATTTGGTAGAATAGGACAAATAGTAGGAGGTTTTGGTTGGCTTGCGTTAAGATATGCCGCGCCAACTGGAGGGCAAGGAAAAACGGGTGCGGGAGGATAATAATCAACAAACCGTGTATTTGAATTCATAGGATTTATTTCTTGATCAAGAGTATTTTGTATTAATTTATTAATTCTTACAGATTCTGGAACAACCGGGGCTCTTACATATGTATAGCAATTCAATTCAGAAAGTAATAAGGCAGATTCTGTTTGAACATTTGTATTGCTACTCGCCATAGAATTAGATATAAATTTATTTCCTTGATATGCTCTTGCTCTTGCTAAATTTTCTTGGATAGCACATTGTTGTGCTTTTTGTAAAATGTTTGAAATTCTTCCTTGTTCTGAATTGGCCATTATCTCTTTTTTAATGTATAGTTTTTCTCTTTCTCTTTTTTAATCCGTTCTTTCTTTTCACGTAGAAGAGTTGGATATCCTTTTTGATATCCAGCACAATCAATCGGGAATGGATCAAACATCGATATTTTTGATTGAACAAGTTTAGAGAATGTTGTTACACATTTTCCAATCTCGCATAAATATGATTTTTCAGATTTTGTAAAAAAATAAAATGAATAATAAAGTGTAATAAGAGTTTGTAATGAAGCAATATTTAATATTTTATTATCCGTTGTAAGAATATTGTTAAAACTATGGCAAGCAGTTTCTTCTACAATAATAGCAATTGGTACTGAATTATCTAATATTCTAATTCTATTTGGAAGAGTATCACCGAAACCTTTATAATATAAAATTTGTAAATTTTTATTATATAGAAAATCTCTTAATTCAAACGCATCTTTTTTAGGGTCCGGGCTATAGAATACTAATTCACCACCTCTTGTAATATTATATTTGAGATTTTTTGTTCTTAATGATTTAGAATATATATTTTCTAAATCTAAATTTGCAAATATTCTTCCTTTTGATATAATAAAATCTAATATTCTTTTTCTTGTTTGTAATGATACTTCTTCATCATAATGTTTCTTTTTACATTCTTTAAATTTAAAATGGGAGTTTAATAATTCCAATCGTTCAAAGACTTTTTCCCATCGTTGAACTTCTCCTCTTGGCCTACTTAATTCTAAAAACATCATCATACGTAACATATTTTCATTTGTATAATGTAATTTATTTATAACTTTAGATGTATTAAAAAAAGTAGTATATAAATTCTTATTCATTTCGGTAATATCAGCAACTGCTACAAAATTAACTAATATTTTTTTAGTTCCTTCATGAATACCTACACGATGAAATACATCTTTAAAACCAGCATTTTTTAAATCTGCTACTAAACTTTTTACATCTTCATCAGAATTAGGTGTTAAAAAATCATAATCGGGAAGATCATAATTTGGATCATAAAACTTATCTTTCTTTGGCAATAAAGCATTCATCGCAGTTCCACCGTAACATACTCTTTTTTTACGAATAATAAATTGTTTCACAATATTTAATGCTTGTAATAATTCTATATTATGTGATGATTCAAAATTAATAATTTCTTCAGCCTTTTCTATAGCTGAGCTAAGTCTTTTTTCAACAAATTCTTTTGGTTGTAATTTTTTTTCTAAACTTGAAGTATATATATCTTCTTCCATAACTATTTATTGTTGTGATTTTGTTTTATATGTAGTATTTCCATACAATGATATAATATCTTTTGAAGTATTCACATCAACACTAAAATAATCATATAATATAATATTTACATTTAATGTATTTAATAAAATATCAACTTCATCTTTAGAAGGATGTGTATCATTTGATGGTTTTACAATTATGAATTGATCTTTATGAATTTGAATAAATTTAGATATTTCTTTATCATTTAATTGTAATAAAGTATCAATATTATAAATTAAAGCATTTTCTCTTGTTGTAGATGTGTTTGGTATTAGAATTGCTGTTGAATCTACATCTTCATTTATATCTTCATAATAGTGAAAATGTATTTTATAATCTAAATCATTTGGCAATTCAACAGGATTCTTTTGAAACAATGTTGTGTCAATATTTGTTCCAATAATTACTTTATTTCCTAATGATAAGAAATCTCCTTTGAATAAATCATTTTCTTTGGAAGCACGATAATATCCTCCAGATAATAAATAAGGATTCAATACTTCAAGTGATCTTGATACTTTTGATAAATATTCTTTATAATCACTATCAGTTGTTTTATAAGGAAAACGAACAAAATGTAATAATATAACAATAGGATATTGATAATTTGACACAGCATTCATAAATCCATATTCACCAATTGATTTAAATGTATCTTGAAGATTGGCTGAATTATTTGAAATTAGTTTTCCAGCATTATCTCTCCATACTAAACAAGGTTCATACAACTTACAAAATTTAGTTTGATCTAAACTAGCAGATTCTATATAATCAATTTGACATGTAAAAAAACGACATCCTGCTTTTAATTGTTGTAAAACTCCTTGATTAGAATCAAAAGTATGATTTCCTATATAAGCCATTTGTTTGAAAGCGGGTACTTGTAGATTTATTAATTGCATAGGTGTTATAGTATTTGTTGTATTTATCTTATTACTCGCTAATTTTGCTGTTATAAGAGTATTTGTAGTATTTATAGCATGTTGTAATTGAATTGAACTATCTATAATAGCAAATCCTTCATTTGTTTGTTTCTTTACATAATTATATAAGAAAAGCATACCCGTAATGAATAGTAAAATTAATATTGAAATACATAGAACTTTCATTACAGTAAAAGGATTCTGAAATATATTAGAAATACTAGTCATCTAACTAAAGTTTTCTTTTATTTTTTATTTTTCTTGTTATTGTTTTATTTCTCTTTCTTTTTCCACCAGAAAATCTATATTGATAAACTTCAGAATTATTTAAACGTTCAACAGCTTGAATTGCGATAGATCGATCATTCGTATTTTTTGGTATTATTGTAAAATTTTTCCTTGCTAGATTAGTATTATTTGATATTTGTAAATATGCTATAAATTTATTTGAAGCTCTCATTGATGGAAGTGATTCTTGACCAGTTCCAG